GGCTCCGGTTCGATTACATTCTAGGAAGGAGGTGAACTATGTTTGGTGCATTTTCCTTCGCTGAAGCCCCGTTTTCTGGTTTGACGGGTAACTATTTTACGGCATCTTTAACTTTTGAAGCGGCTTCCGACTTTACGTTAAATACGCAAAAAGTAACGCCAGCAGCGGCGCAGTTTGATGGTGTTTCCAATTTTACATTGGATTCCAATAAGTTAGTTAGTTCGTCTTTATCTATTGAGGGGGTATCTGTCGCCACGATTAGTGCGGAAAGGCTTAAAACCGCTGTTGTGGCAATAGAAGGTATTTCTGAATTTACCATTTCTGCCAACAGAGTAAGGTTTGGGCTTGTCCCTATTTCTGCTTCATCAGACTTCACCATAAATGGTGTTTTTAAGTGGTCACAGGTGCCGGATGGCACAGAAACATGGAACCAAATAGCTGATTCTGCTACAACTTGGACGCCGATCCAAACGGTAGCTGAAAGCTGGACGAGGGTGCAATAATGGCTGACACTACCACCACCAATTTAGGTCTTACCAAACCAGAGGTAGGGGCTTCGGCTGACACTTGGGGCACCAAGTTGAATGGTGATCTAGATACCATTGATGGCTTGTTTTCTGGTGGCGGGGGCGGGGCTTTAGCTGTCGCAAATGGTGGTACAGGGGTCAAAACTCTTACCGGCATTGTGAAGGGGGCTGGAACATCTGCTTTTGCCGCTGCTACGGCTGGTACGGATTATCTGGCGCCGCCGAGTGGCACGGCGATCCTGAAGGCTAATTCTGGTGGTGCTTTGGCTAACGCCACGGCTGGGACGGACTATGTGGCGCCAGGAACGGCTACCACCTTCACGGCGGCGCAAACCTTTAACGGTAGTTCTAGCGTTCTCGCCACTGTTCTGGCGAATGCGGTTGAAACAACCACCATTTCGGCGACGGCGGCGACTGGTACTATCAATTACGATATCACCACTCAGTCGGTGCTTTATTACACCAGCAACGCCAGTGCGAATTGGACGCTGAACCTTCGGGCTTCAAGTGGTACTTCTCTCAATACGGCTATGTCTATTGGCCAGGCGATTACTGTAGCCTTCATGGTAACTATTGGGTCATCAGGCTATTACAACAATGTGGTGCAAGTTGATGGCTCTACGGTAACGCCAAAATGGCAAGGTGGTGTAGCCCCGGCTACTGGGAACGCCAACAGCATTGATATTTATACCTACACCATCATCAAGACTGCCAATGCTACCTTTACGGTATTGGCCAGCCAAAGCCGTTTCGCGTGAGGTGCTAGATGCCAACCGCGATAACAGTAGGCGCAATGACGGGTAGGGCTTTTGGGCTGTTTACCGGAAATATCGTAACGCCATCTTTTGAGTATCTTATTGTTGCGGGTGGCGGTGCTGGCGGCATGGGTTCTAATGGCGGCGGTGGGGGTGCTGGCGGTTCAAGGAGTGGCACCTTTAGTTCGGTTGTTTACAATAATTCATATACCATCACTGTTGGTGCTGGTGGGGCCACGGGTAATTCTGATTCAGCTATCCCACCAGTAAGTGGTTCCAATTCATCAATATCGTCTGTTGTAACTTCAACAGGCGGGGGTGTTGGTGGTTATTCAACAAGAAATGTAACGGTAAAAGATGGCGCCTCAGGTGGCTCTGGTGGCGGTGGTTTAGGTAATAATGGTGGGGGCGCTGGTGGCGCTGGGGTTGCTGGCCAAGGTAACAATGGCGGAACAGGTTTTGATAACCCCCCCACTGGTCAAGCTAGTGGTGGTGGCGGTGGTGGCGCTGGAGCGGTTGGAGCGAATGCTAGTGGAACAGTTGGTGGAAATGGCGGGGCTGGGGCAGCTAGTTCTATAACTGGGTCTTCTACTTATTATTCTGGGGGTGGTGGCGGGTTCGCTAATACCGGTGGAACGGGCGGTATTGGTGGGGGCGGCAATTCCAATACATCCGGCACCGCAAATACAGGCGGCGGAGGAGGAGGCGGCAATAACACCAGCGGTTCAGGCGGCTCTGGTATTGTTGTCCTGCGCTATTCTGATAGTTACCCAGCCGCCAGGACTACCACAGGTTCACCAGATATAACCGTATCTGGGGGGTATCGAGTTTACAAATGGACCGGTTCCGGTTCGATTACATTCTGAGGTAAGCGATGGCACATTTTGCACAGCTTGATGAAAACAACTTGGTTCTTCAGGTGATTGTTGTCCACAACAATGAACTCAAGGACGAAAATGGCGTTGAAACAGAAAGTAAGGGCATCGCTTTCTGTCAAATGTTGTTCCCTGGAACCACTTGGGTTCAAACCAGTTACAACGCCAATATGCGGAAAAATTATGCTGGTGTTGGGTACACTTACGACGCTTTGCGGGATGCCTTTATTCCGCCTTCGCCTTTTCCATCCTGGGTTTTGAACGAAGAAACCTGTCGATGGGAAGCGCCGGTTCCTTATCCTGATGACGGAAAGATTTACGCCTGGGATGAGGATTCTGGTATATGGGTTGAAGTTACTCTGTAGTTTTTGGGGTGATGTGCTATGGCAGAACCATATTCTGACGCCGCAAAAACAGTGGGGGATATTGTATCCTTTACAACGGTGGTTGGAACGCTGATGCAGATTCTGCCTTCTATTGCTGCGATATTTACTATCGTCTGGACGATGATTCGGATTTACGAAACAAAGACTGTCCAAAACTTTATTAGGCGCTGGAGGTAAGGTTATGTATGTACCTCTCAAGGTGCCACCTGGCGTTTACAAGAATGGCACTCAATACCAATCATCTGGACGGTGGTACGACGCCAATCTGGTACGCTGGTATGAAGGTACGCTTCGCCCGATTGGCGGTTGGAATAAGAAAGAGTATCCTTCCGGCGGAACCACTTACACGGATATTCAAGTAACTGGTGTAATGCGCGGCTCCCATGCCTGGCGTTCTAATGATGCTAAGGCTTGGTTGAGTGCTGGCGGGGCCAAGAAGTTATACGCCATTGAGGCTTCTGTAGCCCCGTATAATATCACGCCATTCCGTGAAACTGGTAGTTTATCGAACGCCTTCAGCACCACCAGCGGTTCCGCTGTGGTTACGGTTGCTGATACAGCCCATGGCGTGAATACTGGCGACACGGTGGTATTTTCTAATGGAACAGCTATTGGCGCCAGCGGGATAACGCTATCAGGCTCTTATCTTGCCACCAAAATAAACAACAACTCTTATTCTGTAACAGCGTCTTCTAACGCCACCGCGACGGTATCCAATGGCGGTTCTGCTGATTTCTCGTACGAAATCACGGGTGGTTATGTAGATAGTACCGCGCAGATTGGATATGGTACTTGGGTTTATGGTTATGGCACTTATGGTACGCCACGCCCCCAAACATCCGCCACTGGTGTAATTGCAGCATCTACTTGGGCCTTGGATAACTGGGGCGAATATCTATTGGCTTGCCGGTCTGATGAAGGCAAGATTTACCAATGGGAGTTGAACACGGCCAATAGGGCAGCTTTGTTGACTAATGCCCCCACTGGCAATTCTTCCATCATCGTGACTGCCGAGCGTTTTCTATTTGCGCTTGGCCCTGGTGGAAACCCGCGTAAGGTTCAATGGTCTGACCAAGAAGCTAATACTGTTTGGACGCCAGCAGCCACGAATCAGGCTGGTGATTTCGAGTTGGCTACTTCCGGTAAGTTGTTGTGTGGCGAGCGTACTCGCTACGGAACACTACTGCTTACTTCGGTTGACGCTCACTTAGCGATCTACCAAGGACCGCCATATGTTTATGGCTTTGAGCGTGTTGGCTTTGGTTGTGGCGCCATAAGCGCGCAGGCTTCTGTCAGCCTTGATATTGGTGCTGCCTGGATGTCTGAGGGCACATTCTACTTGTTTGATGGCGCCATCAAGCCATTGCAATGTGAAGTGTCTGACTATGTGTTTTCTGACTTCAACTATGGTCAGCAAGCCAAGGTTTATGGTGTCCTAAATATCGAATACTTCGAGGTCACTTGGTTCTATCCGTCTAGTGCTTCTTCGGAGTGTAACAGGTACGTTACCTGGAATTACCGTGAGAACACTTGGACTATTGGAACCTTGGCGCGTACCACGGGCGTTTCTGCTGGTGTGTTCCAGTACCCGATTATGTTTGATCCCTCTGGCTATGTGTATGATCATGAGG